ATCTAAAACAAATACAATGACATCTACAGAGTTTACTGTGGGTGCATCTGATCGTGCTAATAAAATTCTAGCATTTGATACTAATGGTGAATTAGCGGTTACTCAAGAGCTTGGAACTAATAGAGGAAACTGGGCTACTGCCACAACATTTAATGCCAGAGATATAGTAAAAGATTCATCTAACAATAATATTTATATTGCTAACACTACACACACTTCTGTTGGCACGACTCCTATCAGTTCTAATGCTGATGTAGCTAAATGGGATTTAATTGTTGATGCACAAGCTGCAACGAATGCTGCTAACAATGCTTCTAACCACGCATCTAATTCATCAAACTTTGCTAACAATTCATCTAACAGTGCTAACGCTTCAGCAAACCATGCTAGTAACTCATCTAATTTTGCTAACAATGCTTCTAGCAGTGCATCTAATGCTGCTGCATCTGAAGCTAGTGTAAGTGCTAATGCTAACGCATCTGCAAACTCTGCAGCCAATGCAAGTAACTTTGCAAATAATTCTAGCAACAGTGCAAACTCTGCATCTAATCATTCTGCTAATAGCTCTAACTTTGCTAATAACAGTTCTAATCACGCATCTAACAGTTCTAATTTTGCAAACAATTCTAGTAACTCTGCAAATGCTTCGTCTAATCATGCAAGTAATTCATCTAATCATGCAGCGAATAGTTCTAACTTTGCAAACGCATCTTCAAATCATGCGTCAAACTCTAGCAACTTTGCAAACAATAGTTCTAATCATGCGTCTAATAGTTCTAACCATTCTGCAAACTCTAGTAACTTTGCGAACAATAGTTCTAATCATGCTTCAAATTCTAGCAATTTCGCCAACAACTCTAGTAACTTTGCTAACACTGCTAGTAACTCAGCCAACGCTGCAAACTCAGCAAGAGATGCTGCTCTAGCTGCTGCTGATAATTTTGATGATGTTTATTTAGGTTCTAAAGCTACTGATCCTGCATTAGATAATGATGGTGATGCTTTAACAGCAGGAGATTTATATTACAATTCAACTGCAGGTAACTTAAAATACTACACAGGTTCTGCTTGGATAGCTGTTACTTCAGGTGGTATTACAGATTTAGTACAAGACACATCACCACAATTAGGTGGTGCTTTAGATGTTAATACATTCTCAATTACATCAACTTCTAATGGAAATATAACATTACAACCAAATGGAACTGGAGATGTAGTATTATCTGCAGATACAGTTAAAATTGGAGATAGCAATACTGATGCTGTTCTAACTACAGATGGTACTGGTGATATAACTATTAGCACAAACTCTGGATCTAATTCAGGAACAGTTAAAATATTTGATGGTGTTAATGGTAATATAGAAATAACTCCTAATGGATAGGTGTTGTTAAATTAGATGGATTATCTTATCCAACAGCTGATGGTACAGCAAATCAAGTATTAAAAACTGATGGTTCTGGTAACTTATCTTTTACAACATTAACATCAGATGGAACTGTTGATTGGGACACAACAGTTAAGACATCAGCATTTACTGCAACTGCTAATAAAGGATATTTTTGCAATACAACTTCTGCCGCATTTACAGTTACACTACCATCTTCGCCAAGTGCTGGAGATGAAATTGTAATTGTAGATTATTCAGGAACATTTGCGACAAATAATCTTACTATTTCAGCAACACCAAAAATAAATGGTTCTAATAATGATGTTTCATTAACTACAAATAGAGAAGCAACAAGATTAGTTTATATAGATTCAACACAAGGTTATATAGCTTATAGTGGAGTTAATGAAGGTACAGCACCTTCTTTAACTGATGTTCCAGCTACTTATTCAGTAGATTTTTTAGTTATAGCTGGAGGAGGAGGTGGTGGTGCACCTTATGGTGGTGGAGGAGGTGGTGCTGGTGGTTATAGAACATCAACTCAAACAGTAACACCAGGAACAGTAATTACAGTAACAGTAGGTGGGGGTGGAGCAGGTGGTGGTGATGGTACAGTACCATCAGTTCAAGGAACAACAGGAACAAATTCTTCAATATCAGGAACTGGACTTACAACAATAACATCAGCAGGCGGTGGCGGTGGAGGTGGATATGCACAAGCTGCTTTAAATGGTGGTTCTGGTGGAGGTGTAGGTTCTCAAACATCACCAAATACTGGTGGTTCTGGAAACACACCAAGCACATCTCCTAGTCAAGGAAATAATGGTGGTACTGGAGGTTCTGATCAATATTATGGTGGTGGTGGTGGTGGAGGTGCTGGTGCAGTTGGTGGTAATTCAGATGGATCAACGACTACTTCAAATGCAGGAGGTAATGGTACAGCATCTTCAATAACAGGTTCTTCAGTTACAAGAGCAGGTGGTGGAGGTGGTGCTAATGGTAATAGATTAAGTGCAAGTACAACAAGAAGTCCAGGAGGCACTGGTGGAGGTGGAGAAGGTGGAACAGGTACTTCTGGTTCAGTAAATGGTACAGCTGGTTCAACAAATACTGGTGGTGGCGGTGGAGGTGGCGGTTCTACAGCTGCTCCACAAACTTTTGGCACTGGTGCTTCAGGTGGTTCAGGAGTTGTTATATTAAGTATGCCTGATGCTAGTTATTCAGGAACTACAACTGGTTCTCCAACTGTTGCTACAGGAGTTTCAGGAAAAACAGTTTTAACATTCAATGGAAGTGGGAGTTACACAACATAATGGCTAGTTTTGCAAAAATAGGATTAAACAATAAAGTGATTGAAGTTCAATCGGTAGTAAATGAAGTTTTACATGATGCTAATGGTATAGAACAAGAAGCTATTGGTATAGATTTTCTAACTAAACTTACTGGTTGGGCTATTTGGAAACAAACATCTTATAATACATCAGGCGGAGTTCATACATTAGGTGGAACACCTTTAAGAAAAAATTATGCAGGAATAGGATTTATTTATGATGAAGATAGAGATGCTTTTATTCCTAAGAAACCTTTTAATTCTTGGGTATTAAATGAATCTACTTGTTTGTGGGAATCACCTATACCTTATCCACAAGATAACAATAAATATAAGTGGAACGAACAAAATCAATCTTGGGATTTAATAGAAGTATAGTATATTAAAAAACGAAAGGAAAGATAATGTCAGAAGTAATAAAACTTCATGAACCTAAATTTGAAAATTCATCTTGGAATTTTGAAATAGATCAAACTAATTTTTACGCATTTTGGAATAACGCATTTTCAAAAGAAGAATGTCAAACAATAATTAATATAGCAAAAGATAAAGGTTTAATTAAAGGAAAAACCAAAGGTGAATCTGATGTAAGAGATTCTAAAATATCTTGGTTATATCCTATTGATGGTATGGATTGGGTATTTCGTAGAGTAACTGACATCACACTAAACCTTAATGAAAGATTTTTTAAGTTTGATTTATTTGGATTAAATGAAGGATTCCAATTTACCAATTACGAAGCACCTTCTGGTAAATATGGAAAGCATGTTGATAGAGGAATGAATATGGCAGTTAGAAAATTATCTATATCTATTCAACTAACAAATCCTGAAGAATATGATGGTGGTGAACTTTATCTTTATGATGATGATAAAGGAACTATTATGGATAAAGCACAAGGAACATTAATTATATTTCCTTCTTATGTGCTACACGAAGTTATGCCAGTAACTAAAGGTGAAAGAAATTCATTAGTAACTTGGGTAACTGGTAAACAATTCAAATGACAGTTAGAAAATTATCTATTGAAGCAACAATAAAACGATACACAAATGAAAATGGTTTTGCTTGGGGTATTAATACTGTAATGAAATCCTTAGCACCTGACGCAAGTTTTGATTTAACTTCTGCTGGTGAATTTATTATAGACAGATGGGATTCTCCTTTGCCACAACCTACATCTCAAGAAATAAGAGATGAATATATTAGGCAGCAAACTATAGCTGAGTGCATTGAATACTTTAATAAAGTAAAATGAATATCATAATAGCTATTCCATGTTATGGAGGGAATATATCTAATCTAACATTCCATTCATTATTTAATATCATTAAACCTTTAAATGATATGGGACACAATCTTAGGATTGAAACACTACCAACAGAGTCTTTGATCTCAAGAGGTAGGAATAAATTTGTTACTAAGTTCTTAGACAATAAAGAATTTAATGGAACACATCTATTGTTTATAGATTCAGATATAGGTTTTACATTAGAGAATATATTAAGAGTTATAGAATTTAATAGAGAAGTTGTTACCTGTACCTATCCTGTTAAAGGATTCTATTGGGAGCAATTACTTAAACGTATTAAAGAAAATAATAATATAGATGAGAAAACAATGCGTGATTATTTATTACAGTTCAATGTTAATCTTTATCCTAACACACAATTTAACAATGGCTTTGCAAGAGTAAAGGAAAGTGCCACAGGATTTATGATGATACGTAGAGAAGTTTTTACTACTATCATGCAAAAGTTTCCTCATCTTAAATACAAACCAGATCTAAGAA